AGAACGCGGTTTAGCTCACCGTCCGGGAACCCCTTGATGGATAGCAGCGCGTCGGGTACTGACCTATTGCTCGATGTGATCAGGCAAGTGGAGAAGGTTGTGTGGTTAAGGCGCTCGGCGTTCTCGTGCTGCCGCATGCGGTTCTTACCCCGACTGGAGGTCACATCGTAGATCTGCTGCGACATCTGATCCGGGGGCATGTTGGTGATCTCGTCCATAGTCACGGCGAAATTACGCATGGTGCCGAGTCGCTGCATCCGTGAGTTGTATGTATCTTTCGGGAACAGTAATAGTTCTTTGGGCCTGCCGTAGATACTGTTGATGGCTTGCAAGACGGTTGTTTTGCCAGAACCTGACTCACGGCTCATTAGGTTAAGCAGGAAACCGTCTAGGGGCGTGAACTTCATCAGCATAGCCCCGAACCCCATAAAGAACGAGAACGCACGGCCCTCCATATCCGGTCTGCCATATGCGTTAATGGTGTCGCGCCATACGTGGAAATCACCCTTCGCCGTGAACAACGGTACCAGCGGCAGCGTAGGAGTAGATGGTGGGCTGTAGACCACTTCAGTCGCCCTAATCTCACGGTCCCCAAGAATGATGGCGGAGTCGTCATCGACCCATCCGAATTGCTTATGCGCTTTTTCAGCTTGTGTATTCATTTGTAGCTCCTCTACCCATTTTGTTACGTACCACATAAGTGTGTCCTGCTGCTTGCTAAGTGCGGCTATGCCCTGCGAGGCGGTAGCTTCCCGGAATCTATCTTTCGCCAGCACCGAGGCCAGCGGCATGATGAACTCCCTAACCCCATCCTTGGGCAGGTGCAGGCGCAGTAGAAGGGTTTCCCCCGCGTCGGGATCTAGCATGCGTTTGACTACGTAGAAGTCGTACGGGTAGATAACTTCATCTTTGTCGTTACCTTCCGCATCCTTCCCGTGGATGAATACGCCCCCATTTTTGCCCCTGAAGAACGGGAACGGGTACTTCGGTACTATGTATTCCTTCGTTTCCTGCGTAGCTGCTTCTATCCCGACAACCTTGCTATCCTCCTCGGTTGCCTCTATGACTTCTTTCCCAAGCTGTATGGGGGATGTGATCTTAAGTTCGCACCCTTCGCATAAGCTTGGGTTGAGTCGCTTGAATGTTTCGCAGGTGTACGGGCCTTTCGTCTCGTCAGCTTTTCGCTCGGTATCCTCAGCGTTGTATTCCGGGTACCCCTTGCTGATCGCATGGATTGCTTTATCCCTATCCACGCACTGCTGCGCAATCGACAACCCCGCCCGCCATAGCGGTTCATCTATCGTGGCCTGATTCTCGTAGATGTTGGCTATCTGCGCACAACCCGTACCCTCTACAGACTTGATTAGGATTGTCTTGAACCGCGATTGGCTCGACCCCATCAGAGCGAGAGTTACAGGATCGAGTGGGCGTTTCTGAAACGTCTTTGTCAGTGCTTCTAGTACATCTTCGTCCGGCTTAAGGATCTCCGCCATCACCTCGTTAGGCACCGGAGGGGCGATGTGCAGAAACTCGACGGGGATCGGATTTGTCGGATCTTTGACGTGCAGCGTTAGCGGTACTCGCAGCACCCGTGCAGCGTCGGCTGGGACCGCGTAGTCAATGTCGAACTTGTCTGCGGTACACAGCTTCTTTAGCTGCTCTGCCAGTGGCTTCCACTCGGTACGCGGCATTGGGTTCTCAAGCACCCAGTACACATGCGCACCGCGCCCTGACCGAATCAGTGTGGGGCGTGGAAACTTGTGCGCCCTACAAAATGTTTTGAGCGCAACCAGTCCGTCTTCCAGTGTTTCGTACGGCTTGCCGGGACCGCAATCAAGGTCAATGAAGAAGCTCTTGAGCGATACCGTGTTGGTAGCAAACCGTCCGTTTTTGGCAGCGGCGAATTTAGCCACCGCGAAGAACACGTTGAACCCTTCATCCCCAAGGGCTGTGGATTTAATGTCGAGGTCGTCAAGATCCATAGCAGGTTTTTGCCTGACTACTTCCCTATCATTGACTACCTTGATCCCCCAGCTAAAGTAGCACTCGCCTTCATTCAGAGGCGGTAGCACTAACTGGAAAAACTCCTTGCGAGAAAGCATAGCCGTCCTTAACGCGCCGTCAAAGAGAGGTCGGGCAGGGGCGTGACGGCAACACCCTTTTCGGTAGCGAACCTAGCCCCCTCAAACCTTCAAGCAAGCTTCTTTATAAGCTCACTCATACGATCCTGATGCTTGCCAGAGACTACAGCCTCACCGCTAAACCACTTGTACACAGTCACGCGGCTAACGCTAAAGTACTTGGCTATGTCCTTGACGGGGATGTCGAGCTTAACGCATAACTGCGCGAGTCGCACCCCGAGAAGGTTTTGGTCTGCCTCATTGATCGTCTTTATGGTTATCAGCGAATACCCCGTAGGCATTACTGATCATCCCACTCGTCAAGGATCTTGCTCAGATCTTTCTTTTCTGCCGGCGCTTCTTCTTTCTTCGCCGTCCGTTTCACCGGCTCGTCCGTAACTTCTACGTCTTCCGCTACCTGCGCAGCGGGCTTAGCCTCCAGCCTTGGAGCGGCTTTAACGCCATCGGTCTCTGCTACCGTCATAGTGATGGCACGTTTCGCTGCCGGGGATTCCCCTTGCTTGATGATCATCTCATGCTCTTCAGGGCTCAGAACTCGGGCCGGTTTGAACGTGAGTTTAGGCGTTGCGCTATCGGTGTCGAACCGCATCTCCGTCACTACTGCCGTTACCGGTACGCCCTTACTTCCAATCATCTTTGCGTACATCTGAAGCGGCCACTTGCCGGGAGACCCCTCACCGAAAATCGACTGGCCCGGAAGCGTAAGCTGGAACACATCACCATCAATGTCGTTTGCGAGCACTACGGCTAATCTCTGGCTGTAGCGACAAGCGCGGCTGTCCCCCTGTCCGGAACCCTTGACGTTCTGCGGGCAGTCAAAGCACCGCTTCGATTGCGGGTTCCTAGCTTTTTCATTGGGCACATCGCCATTGGCTGACCAGCAATCCGGGGCAGTAACTTCACCGCCCTCTGAGTACTGCTTAGCGTAATACGTGCGGGATACCTTCTCCGCCGCAGCCGCGATCACTACGTTCATAGAACGCTCTTCGTTCTTAGCGACCTCCTTACCGTTGACCATCATGCGCCAGACGCCGCCTTTGATGGAGATCCGTTTAGACTCTCCACCATTTGAGCCCCCCATAAGGGCTTTAGTGGCGCTATCCAGTTCAAGGTCTTTCAGGTAGGACGGAAGCCCTTGGTCTAACACTGCAAGCTCATTGCTCATTTACACTCTCCTTAGCGTTTGATAATCACAACTGTTTGAGACACATCCGCATTTAGCCCCGGTGGATGTATGTCGGGGTTTTCTTCAAGGAACTGCTCCATGTTCGCCGTGTTGATGCGCTGATACAGAAGCTGCATGGCATCTTGGTCTTTGACGAACTTATAGAACGCATCCCAATCGGTGGGCCAAAACCGCTTGGATATCCTTCGTGAGATGGTCCCATGTTCGGTGCGGATTGTAGAGGCACCTTGCTCTTTGCAGATCTCTAGCATCTGTTGAGCAATCATGTTGAGTTGCTCTTCCAGTTCTTTGTCTTGCTTAGCAAGTTCTCTGCGCCGCTCTCTGATCTTTACGTATACTTTTGCGAGTTTGTCGGCGGTCGGGGACTCAAGTTCTTCTAGCACTGCACTCTCCTTCGTCTGTAAAAGGAATCTTCATTATATAGAGGTGGTTTACATTGTCAAGTATCTTCGATGACATTTTTATAGAGGTCGATAACGCGGGTGTGGATGTCCACTTTTTCAGACAGCATCTTATAGACACGGTGCTCAACAGGACTGCCCCGCAGATGCACAACAGTACAGGGGTTGCGTTGCCCCGCTCGATGCACTCGGGCGTTGGCTTGTAGGTAAGTTTCAATCGAGGTGATGGGCCCCCACCACACAACAACATTAGCGGCGTGGAGTGTGACGCCATGCGCCGCAGCTTGCGGCTGTATCACCAGCACTTGAGGGTTTGGTTCCGTCTGGAACCGTGCGAAAATCTCGGTTCGTTTTGTTGCACTCACTCCGCCATGAATGACTTCCGAGGCGATCTTGCGCTTCTTGAGTTCGTCAGAGATGATCTCAATCGCATGCTTGAACGGAACGAACACAATCACCTTA